AAGATTGGGAGAAAAAGAATTTGAACTTACAATATAAACTGGAGATATAGATGAGTTTACTTGATAAACTGAAGAAAAATACGACGATTAAAGATACATCAATTCTTTCTAAGTCGAAATTTTTTAACGAAAAAGATATGGTGCCCACCGCGGTGCCAATGGTAAATGTTGCGTTATCCGGCTCATTAGATGGAGGGCTTACACCGGGCCTTACTATGTGGGCGGGCCCGTCGAAACACTTTAAGACGGCTTTTAGTTTGTTGATGGCAAAGTCCTACATGGACAAATATCCAGATTCTATTCTTCTTTTTTACGACTCTGAATTTGGAACACCCATCAAATATTTTGAAACCTTCGATATTGATATGGAACGAGTCTTGCACACTCCGTTAACCGATATCGAACAGTTGAAATTTGATATTATGCAACAATTACAAGAAGTTGAACGTGGCGATAAGCTTATTATCGTTCTCGATTCAATTGGCAATTTAGCATCAAAGAAAGAAGTCGAAGACGCTCTTGAAGGCAAGTCCGTTGCCGACATGAGCCGAGCAAAGCAGGTGAAGAGTTTGTTCAGAATGATTACGCCACATTTAACAATCAAGAATATTCCAATGGTGGTTGTAAACCACACATACAAAGAAATTGGAATGTTCCCGAAGGATATTGTTGGCGGCGGAACAGGTTCGTATTATTCCGCAGATAACATCTACATTCTTGGTCGCCAACAGGAAAAAGACGGCACAGAAATTACAGGTTACAATTTTATTATCAATGTTGAAAAATCGCGTTACGTTAAAGAGAAGTCAAAAATTCCCGTTAATGTTTCTTTTGAGGGCGGAATTAACAAATATTCGGGGCTGTTAGATGTTGCTCTAGAAGGCAATTTTGTGCAAAAACCATCTAACGGCTGGTACGCAAAAGTAAACCAAGAAACCGGCGAACTTGGCGATAAGGTCCGTTATGATGCCACACAAACGGCAAATTTTATGGAACCATTACTATCTGATAAAAAGTTTAAAGAGTATGTGAGGCAAAAATATGCAATCGCTTTTGGAAGCATTATGGGAGAAACTCCTATGGTGGAAGAAATCGAAGAAGACTGAATATAAGTTTTATAACCACGATAAAGATTCTACATGGATAGAAATCACCTCAGGTCCTTACTCTGGGGTGGTTTATTCTTATGGTAAAGTTAAGTTAGACCAAGAGTCTGTTATTCCACAATTAAGATTCAGTTTCATGGTTATGAATCCGGGAGAATTTGAGTTAGAGGCCTTGGAAAAAGACCAAGATTTTGTTAAAATCATGGGTGATATTCTCACCGAAATTATTATTGAAAATGAACCGTCTAGAACAAATCATCATTAAGAACCTGATTTACAACGAAGAATTTACTCGAAAAGTTCTTCCTTTTATTCGTGCAGATTATTTTTCGGATGTTACTGAACGAATCGTTTTTAGAGAAGTTTTTGAATTCGTCAACAAGTATAAAAATCTTCCAACAAACGAAGCACTTGTAATTAATTTTACTGAAAGCCGAGAGTTGACAGAACAACAGGTTCGATCCGCTATTGAACTCCTCGGTGAAGTAAAGAAGAGCAAAGATGAAGTTGTTGAACAAACTTGGCTTATCGAACAAACAGAAAAATTTTGTCAAGATAAGGCGATTTACAATGCTATCATGGAATCAGTTTCAATTTTAGATGATAAAAGCACCAACAAATCAAAAGGAGAAATTCCAAAACTTCTGAGCGATGCGCTTGGCGTTTCTTTTGATAGCCACATCGGCCATGATTATATCAATGATTACGATTCACGCTTTGACTTCTATCACAAAGTCGAAACAAGAATCAAGTTTGATTTGGACATTTTCAACAAGATTACAAAGGGCGGTTTACCAATCAAAACGTTAAATATCGCCCTTGCCGGAACTGGTGTTGGCAAATCATTGTTCATGTGCCATGTTGCTGCATCGTGCTTGTCACAGGGTCATAATGTCCTGTACATTACGCTTGAAATGGCTGAAGAAAAAATCGCCGAAAGAATTGATGCTAATTTGTTAAACATCGATTTGAATGAACTTCACACAATTACGAAAGAAGACTACGACCGCAAATTTAGTGCTCTGAGAGCCAAAACACACGGCAAATTAATCATCAAAGAATATCCAACAGCAGCTGCATCTTCAATGCATTTCAGAGCGTTGTTGAATGAGTTGGCTTTGAAAAAGCAATTTAAGCCCGATATTATTTTTATTGATTATTTGAACATTTGTTCGTCAGCGAGAATTAAGTCCGGCAACAATGTGAATTCATACACTTATGTAAAAGCTATCGCTGAAGAACTTCGCGGCCTTGCTGTTGAATATTCTGTTCCGGTTGTTTCTGCAACGCAGACAACACGCTCCGGCTATACCAATTCTGATCCGGGTCTAGAGGATACTTCAGAATCATTTGGTTTGCCAGCTACAGCCGATTTTATGTTTGCGCTAGTAACAAACGAAGAACTTGAAGAATTGAATCAAATTCTAGTTAAACAGTTGAAGAATCGCTATTCAGATCCAAATCACTTCAAGAGGTTTGTTATCGGTGTTGATAGAGCTAAGATGCGTTTGTACGATACTGAGCAATCCGCACAAATGGATATCATTGATTCCGGTCAGGACGACGATAAGCCACTTAATACATTCGGTGACCGAGAGCGCAAATTTAGTAAAAAATTTGAAGGCGTAAAAGTTTAATGTTGACTAAAGAACAAGCTTTACATTGTGCAAGTGTTTTTTCAAATTATTTTGATAATTTTGAAAGAATAGATGATTACATTCGTGACCAGAAATTAAATTCCCTCTCAGAGAGGCCTGTTGTTTTGCCCGGAATGGGCCCAGAAGAGGATTTGTTTTCTGACTTCAACATGCATCCAAATGAGATGGATTTTGAACTTGTTGAATTGCCACAAGAAAATTGGGATATCTATCTCAATATGATATCTTCACACTCAAATATGACCAGTATTCCTGGCCGTTGTTTTCGTGTGGCTGTTTTGGAAAAGAACACTAAAAAGTGGGTCGGTTTTATCCGTCTGGGCTCTCCCGTCATTAACATGAAGCCTAGAAATGAAATGCTTGGAGGCGTTTTTACACATTCAAAGGTTTCTGCTGAAGCTTTCAATAGAACGTCAATTATGGGCTTTGTGATTGTTCCTTCGCAACCTTTCGGTTTTAACTACCTTGGCGGTAAGTTATTAGCTGGTATTTGTTGTTCTCATTGGATCCGAGAACATTTAAACAAAAAGTATGATATGAATACTTGTTTGTTTGAAACTACCAGTCTTTATGGAAGCACTAAAGCAAGTTCTCAATACGATGGCATGAAGCCATATTTACGATTCAAAGGACTTACAGATAGCGATTTTCTTCCTTTGATGCATGGAAAATCTTATGAAGATTTGAAAACCTTTGTCGAATCTGCAATTGGAGAAATTGTACCAGCAGATGCCTCATCCAGAAAACTTAAAATTTCCAATAGAATAATAGCATTAACTAAGGCAGCACTCAAAGGTGAGCCAGAATATGATAGATTCATGTCTACCATCAACAACGCTTTATCTTTGACAGAACGAAAGAGATATTATGCTTCAAACTATGGATTCAGCAACTTTACAGATGTGGTGATGGGTAAAACTGATAAATTAGTTCCTGACAAAGAAAATTTTGATAAATTTAATTTAGAAAACATTATCGAATGGTGGAAAAAGAAAGCGTCAAACAGATACGAAACGCTTAAATCTGAAAGTCGAATCAGAACTGAACAGGAGGTTTGGACAGTTAACAAGGACATAGAAATCATAAGATAGCTGTGATAGCATAAATATGCAATTACACGGAGATTTTTTATGGCGCAAGAAGGCTTTAAGTACGAAGAAAATGCGTACAAAGCTCTCGACAAGTACGGTATTTCCACTGGTGGTGTAGCTGGCGCTTCTCATGACAAGCCTGATTTGACGATAAAAAACTCCGTTCAGACTTCAACCGGTTGTGAGCTAAAAAATTCTCCTACAGCCGCTGGTTCTTTAGTTATGAAGTATTATGACGGAAAATGGGACTATGGGGAATTTAAGAAAACGGAAATAGAAAAGGTTTTTCTCTATGATTTAGGCGAAAAATTTAAACTTTTGACAGAAATGAATGAACGTGGAACCGCTGGTAAAAATTGGCGCGGAAAAATTCCAGCATTACAAAATGATAAATTGGGCAAAAAAATTCTGATGCCCGGTGTAAAAGATAAGAGAGTTGCATATAAATTAGATATTGAAAAATTTGGAGCAAAAAACGAAGTACATATAAAAGTACCCGCAAAAGCTATATGCGATTACTACATCAAAAAGAAATGTTCATATATTAACGTTGGAACTCATGGTTTTTATACGCTGAATGGAAAAGATGATTTAGATTTAAATAAAAAATTGAAAATGGCTGGCGAAAATCAAATTCCAGATTTTGCAAAAAGTGCATCAGCTGAAATAAGAGTTAGGTGTCAGTATAAAGGAGGTGGAGACTATCAATTTGTGATGACGTTACAATTTGGTAAAATGACAAAATCGCCATATAATATTGCACCAATACGAGCAGGTTCGAAATCGGAAATAGACACACAAAAATTAGAAAAAGATCCAATACTAGCGGCATTCAAATGAATTTCAAAAAACATAACATAAAAATTCAATATGTATAACTTTTCAGATTACTTACAGGAGGAAAATCAAGGTGTAATTCTTGCCGAAGCTAAAGATGGCAAGAACTTACACCTTGAGTAATGAACATTTGGAGGATAATGTTCTAAATCTTGGTGTTGCCGGCACAAGAGAATCTATAGAATTCCTTCGGTCTCTTCGAGACATGCTAAATGGCAATTCTCAAACAAAAGTTAATGTCACAACTAAGTGGGACGGCGCACCCGCTATTTTTGCGGGTGTTAATCCAGAAAATGGACAATTTTTTGTTGGTACGAAAGGTGTTTTTAACGTCAATCCAAAATTGAACTATACGGAAGAAGACATTGATAATAATCACCCGGCGGAAGGCCTTAACGAAAAACTTAAAGTAGCTTTAAGATACCTTCCAAAACTAGGCATCAAGGGAATTCTTCAAGGCGACATGATGTTTACAAGAGGTGATTTGAAAAAAGAAACGATAGACGGAGAAGAGTACATAATTTTTCAACCAAATACAATCGTTTATGCTGTACCAGCCGATTCTAAGTTGGCACAATCGATGCTTGACGCACATCTCGGTGTAGTTTGGCACACCTCATACACAGGCAAATCGCTAAATGATATGAAAGCCTCTTTCAATATTGACATTAATCATTTAACAAAAACTAAAGATGTTTGGTTTAGAGATGCATATTTTATCGATGCCTCAGGAACAGCCACGTTCACCGCAGCTGAAAGCCGAAGAATGGATGAAATTTTATCGGACGTTGGCGCATTGTTTCGCAGAATGAGCTCGATTACGTTAAATCGGATTGCCACAAGCGAAACCATCAATATGCAAATCAAAACCTTTAACAACACAAAAGTTCGTGAAGGCGAACCAATTCGCGATACTATGAAGCACGTCCGTGAGCTTATTCTTTGGGTAGAGGCAAAACAAAACAAAAATATTTTAGACGCAAAAAAAGAAGATACTAAGAGAAAAAGACAACTTGAAAAAAATGAGATAATGAGATTTTATCGTTCGAATGCTATGGAGTTAAAAAACATTTTTGATTTGCAAAATGGCATAGTTGAAGCAAAAACCATGGTAATTCGAAAATTGCAACAAATGAAGCAGGTTACTGGAACATTTTTGAAGACCGAAAGCGGATTTAAAATTACTGCTCCGGAGGGGTTTGTTGCGGTCGATAAAATAAAAGGTAACGCTTTAAAGTTGGTAGACAGACTGGAATTCAGTCAAGCCAATTTTAATGCTGCAAAAAACTGGAGCAAATAAATGAGTTACGATATCAATAAAATTTTAGAAGAATATGGAGACAATGATTTTGGTTTTACGACTGTCGATGAAGCTGAATATGAAGCTGTAATTGCAGAGAAGGACGAAACGGTTGAAGAGTATAAGTTGCGTCTAAAACAAGTAGAAAAAATCATCATGCCATTTCTGACAAACCTCTATAAAACCAGAACGCAAGCTTACATACATTGGCCAAATAGAGGACCTGTTTTAGAATCACAAATGCAGAAAATTTTGACTTTGACGAGGGGTTAATGCTAATACAAAAAGATGGCCGCTGGGTGTTTGTTTCAAGAAAAACGAGAAGGCCCTTAGCATACTACAGAGGTGAAGGAAAGCCCTCTGACGAATGGGTTCAGAAACAAGAACGTAGGGTGCAAATGTTCAAATCGATGAATGAAGCTTCTTATCCGGGAAATATTGGAATTATGGAGTTAGTAAAATTTCATCAGATAGCATCAGAGAAACAGAAGAAGAAATTTAATGACCATGTGAAAAATAAAAACAACAAAGAAGCCTGGAAATTAGTCCAACATGTCACCGGCGTTAAATTGCATCCTAGTGTGCATGAAGAAACTTCGGCCGATATACTACCCAAAGCTGGCGCTGGTGCTTGGGGCACAGACGAACTCACTAAAACGTACACGAAAGATACGCCTGGGCAATCTTTGAAGGACTGGAAGAAAAAACACACTAAGTAAATATATTATTATTTGGAGATATTATGAAAGATTTGATAATTGGTTGTTCGACCAACTATGATTGGTCAAAGTTGAAGTATTGGATCAATTCAATCAACCGTTCAGGTTTCGAAGGTGAAAAAGTCCTGGTTTTGATGAATTGTGATAAAGAAACTGTGATGAAAGTCCATGATGCCGGATTCTCCGTCGTTGGTTTCCTTCAAGACAAAGACCAAAACTTAGTTTATCAATCTGAATTGCCGGTTCATGTGGAAAGATTTTTACACATTTATGATTATATTCGAAAAATGGGCCCGTTTCGTTATGTGATTACGACAGATGTAAAAGATGTGATTTTTCAAAAAAATCCTATTCCATTCATTGAAGCGAACCTTGGATTAAAGAATCTGATGTTCGCTTCCGAAAGTTTGTTATACAGACATGAACCTTGGGGAAACCAAAATCTTTTAGATACCTACGGAGAATATCTGTATAAACTTTATAGAGACAATGAAATTTTCAATGTCGGAGTTCTAGCTGGCACCGGTGATGCTATGCGAGATTTAGCAATCAATATTTTTTCATCCTGCCTCAACAAGCCCGTAAAGATTTGTGACCAATCAACCTTCAACTTTATGGTTTCGATGGAACCCTACAAGAGCACATCTGTCTACTTGCGTTCAGAATCCGGTTGGGCTGCTCAGTTAGGCACAACAGCTGATCCTACAAAATTAAATCAATTCAAACCTTTTCTGTTAGAAGAAACGCCAAAACTATCGGGCGATGTTGTAACCACCTCAACGGGTCAACCATTTACAATAGTACATCAATATGATAGAGTACCGGGCTGGCGCGAAACACTAGAAGCTAAATATGATGATTGAAGGAAATTCAAATGAAAATTGCATTATGTTTGTCTGGTCAAGCCAGATGTTTTGAGAGAGCGTTTCAGTTCGTAGATAAAAACATTTTACAGAAGCATGACGTTTCTGTTTTTTATCATGTCTGGGAATTTCCAGATTTGGTCAAATTAGCTGCACTCTATGAGCCAGAAGCAGCGATGGTCGAAAAACCGATTCAACCGGATCTTTCAAAATACACAAGAGTGCCTCCTCCACAGCCAAATTGGAAAGTGAAAAATCCTGCGTTGTCGACCTACGCTCAGTTGTATTCGCTCATGAAAGCGAACGAACTTAAAAAAATATATGAAGAAGAAAACGATTTTCGATTTGATTGGGTCATCAGAACCAGGTTCGATTTTGCATTAAACACAGAAATACCTTTTGACCAATTGGATAACAACAAACTTTATATTCCAAATTGCAGAATGACTCCCAATCGCGATTTTGGAAATGACCAGTTTGCTTTCTCTTCGTCCGAAAATATGGACAAATACGCCAACGTTTTCAACCGAATCGATGAATTTTATGATAGCGGCGTTGTGATGATTGGCGAGGAGATGATGAGCGCCAATTGGAAATGCGAAGGTTTGGTCGGTGATAAATTGGTCTACATTAACGTAAATCATCCTTTTCCACCGGGACCACACAACGGCACCTGGCATTCATTAGTACGAGATGATTTTGACAATTGGTAAAATTAGTAAAAACATTAAGCGGCCATTCTTCAAGTGAAATTTTGTTAATGCAAGATGAAAACAAAATATTTGTTAGAAAAAATGGAAACGTTAAAAGAAATCTAGAAAGATACGATGTTCTTTTGGGGTTAAAACTTTCTATTCCAAAAATATATGAGATATATGGCGATTCTTATGATATGGAATATATTTTTGGTCTCGATATAAAAAAATATCTATCAATTAATCCTATCGATGAATTGGCGTCGTTTATTGAAAAGGTTATCGATACATTTTCCGAAAACACAATAGAAAAAGATTTTCGGCCGATATATTCCGAGAAATTAACAAAATTTGACTTTCAAAAATACACGTTGCCATTTTCGGCAGAATCTTTGTTTCAAAAATTGCCAGCTATTTTACCATCATCTGAATATCATGGCGATTTCACTCTAGAAAATATATTGTATGACGTAAAAAATAAAAAGTTTGTTTTGATTGATCCTTTAACAACTGAATACAATTCGTTTGTTTTTGATTTAGCTAAATTGCGTCAAGATTTGACTTGTGGGTGGTTCATACGAAACGATGAAAATTATTTTGACTCCAAATTAAAAGTAGTATCAGAAAAACTTTTAAAATATGAACAGTTTAACAACGACTATCTATTAATATTGATGTTGATGCGAATCTTACCATATGCAAAAAATAAACAAGATGAAGAATTTTTAATTAAAGAGATACACAAATTATGGAAATAATTGTTCCCTGTGCTGGTTTATCTACTCGATTTCCCAATATGAGACCAAAATATTTGCTTACAGATTATCGTGGCAAATTGATGATTGAAAACGCAATTGGTGATTTTTTAGGCAAACATAATATCACGATATCAATTCTGAAAGAACATGATGAAAAATTCAAATCGCAACAAAAACTTCGTGATGCTTTCGGCAATTTGGTGAATATCACTATTCTTGAAAAACCAACATCTGGGCCAGCTGATACGGTGTTTCAGACCATCATCAATCAAAAAAATATTAACTTAAAGAGTCAACTTTTAATTAAAGATTGTGATGGATTTTATAATGCTAAGCCTATTGAAGGCAACGTAATTTATATTTCCAGATTATCAAAAAATGAAGATATTAGAAATGCACCGGCGAAAAGTTATACAATAACAAACGAACAAAATATTATTACCACGGTTGTCGAAAAACAAATCGTGAGTGATAGTTTTTGTGTGGGCGGTTATCAATTTGAAACTGTAAACGATTTTTTTGAAGCGTGTGCTAAACTAAAACTTAATAGTAAATCGGAATTATTTGTTTCAAATGTAATTGACTATTTGATTTCAAATGGCCATGTTTTTGTGCAATCTGAAGTTGATAATTTCGTAGATGTGGGAACGTCTGAGGATTGGTTTAAATATAACAATAAACCCACATATTTTTGTGATATTGACGGAACTATTGTAAAAACAAAAGATTTTCATTACGATGATTATGAACCAATAGTAAAAAATGTCGAGGCATTGTTGGAAAAACAATCTTTGGGTTGTAAGTTTGTTTTTTGTACAGCCCGAAACAAAAAATTTGAAGAACTCACTAAAAATATGCTCGATGAACTAGGATTCAGAAATTATACGTTATTAATGGAAATTTATCATTCGAAGAGAATTGTAATTAATGATTATGCCAGCACAAACCCATATCCGTCTGCTATTGCGATTAATCTAAAGCGCGATTCGGATAATTTGGGAGAATTGATTTGAATATTCTGATTACTGGCGGTGCTGGCGGAATAGGTTCTACTCTCGCTTTACATTTAACCGAGTTAGGCCACAACATAACAGCTCTAGATAATTTGCACAATGGTTACTTTGACAATCTAATGGAAAACGGTAAACAAATATGCAAATTTGTATGTTCTGACATTAGAGACACAGACTCACTTATTTCCATCTTAAAACAGAACGAAATTGAATACGTTGTTCATTTGGCTGCAATAACGTCTTTGCCGGAATGTGAAGAATATCCTTCTTACTGTTTAGATATTAATGTATCTGGAACAGCCTCGGTTTTAACAGCTTCTAGAATGGTCGGCATTAAAAGAACGATTGTAGCTAGCACCTCAGCAATATACGAAAAAAATACAAAAAACGAGGCGCCTTTTGAAGAATCTTTAGCGGTTAATCCGAAACTTTTTTATCCTTTATCAAAAAAGTTAATGGAAGATGTAGTCAAATCTTATGTTCAAAATTATGACATGGATATCGTAACTTTAAGATTTTTCAACGTGTTTGGTCCAAGACAAGATATTCATCGTAAAACGCCACCGCTTATCAACTATATTGTCAGAGGAATTAAGAATGGAGAAAAACTCACATTTTATTCAAACGGTGAACAGGTTCGAGATTATATCCATGTAGACGATGTTGTTTCGATGATTAATCTTGTTTTACAGAAACCCGAAGCGGAAAATGAAATTTTCAATGTGTGTACTGGTACTTTGACTTCCGTTAAGGATATCATATCTTACGCTGAAGAATTTGTTGGTTCTAAACTGAACTATGAATTTAAAGTTTCGAACGAATATTGGTCTAAATTTCCCAGATTAAACTCCGGAGTTTATTCGCTAAATAAACGAGTGATTGTCGATGAAGTAAATAAATTTGCATTAGGTTCGACGAAAAAAATTGAAAGTGTTTTGGAATGGAAGCCCAATAAAAATATTCGCGAATTGATGATAAAGACGATGGAACAAAATTATGAACGTTATTCCAAATAAAAACTTGTTTATTGTAACGTCAGCACTTAACGCTAATGTTGGTGTGGTAAATTCTTTAGATAGATTTACGCAAACAATCGAAACACTCAGAAATTTAAGAGCCAAATGTCCTGACGATATTGTGATTTTTGTTGATGGATCTCCCATGAAGCCAAACGTGGAAAAATTTAAACAGATAGAGCAATACGCTAACGTTGTTATTTCATGGACGGACGATGAAGATATTAGACGCTTGGCATCAAATGGTATGAAAAGTGCTGTGGAAACAGCGATGTTGTTTAAAACGATAGTAGCACTAAAACAAACACCAGAAATAATGAAGCTTTTTCATGAAGTAAAAAGGATATACAAATATTCATCTAGAAGTTTACTTGACGAAAATTTCGACACTTCAGAATATGATGGGCTTTTTGGAAAGTATGCTTTTAAGAGCGCTATACCGTCTTGGATGCCAGAGGATAAAAAGAAAAGTGTAACCGACCACTTATACATCACACGACTCTATTCGTTTTGTCCTTCTTTGATAGATAATTATTTAAACACACTACAAGAAATTTTTGAAAACATTTTACAACATGATATAGATACTGAACACGCTCATTATCTGTGTGTAGACAAAAGATATGTTGTGGAGTTCGAAAAAATAAATTGTTCTGGAATCGTAGCTGGAACTGGTAACATTGAACACTATTGAGGTGAAATATGAATTTGTGGGAATATTTTGAAAACAATAAAGAAAAGAAAATAACTAAGTGGACGCACTATTTTCCTGTATATGAAAAACATTTTGGCCCACTCAGAGAAAAACCAATAAAAATTCTTGAAATTGGCATTCTCAATGGCGGATCTTTACAAATGTGGAGAAAATATTTTCATCCAGATTCTACGATTGTTGGAATCGATATCAATCCAAGTTGTAAGCAACATGAAGAAAATGGAGTTCATGTTCGAATTGGAGACCAATCTGACCCCGAGTTCTTACAACAATTGATAGACGAATTCGGAGAATTTGATTTGGTGATTGATGATGGCAGTCATCATGTGGATCATGTCAATAAAACGTTTCAGTTTTTATATCCAAAAATTTCGATTGACGGAATGTATTTTATCGAAGACACTCATGCAGCGTATTGGCCAGATACCCATGGTGGTGGCTTAGACGTTCCAGAATCGATTATAAATGTTTCTAAAAATTTAATTGATAAACTTAACGCAGAACACACCAAAGGCCAAGTCGAAGTTGATGCTTTTACAAAAACCACTCAAAGTATCACATTCTATGATAGTATAATTATTTTTCAAAAATCGCCAACTATAGAGAAGAGGCCAATGGAAACCGGCGGTGAAGATATTCTTA